CTTGGAAGGGATCATTTCCATTTGAATTGCTTCTGACATCTGTTCGTTATTGAAGTATTCGTTTTTATCTACATGAAATTTAATGTCAACAAACGCCTATGTCCCCGTTCTCTTCTACAGTGACAAGTGTCCAAACTGTAAGGAGGTGGTAGGGACGATCCAAGCCCTCAACAAGGCTTCCCTCTTCCGCTTTGTCGACGTTCTCACCACACCCCGCCAGTTCCTGCCTCCCGATCTCAAGAGTGTTCCCACCCTCCTGTTTCCCCAGAGCAAACAACTGGTAGTCGGAAAGGCCAATATCTTTGCCCACTTGTCTAAGCCGGTGGAGAGCCGCCGTGAAATCCCTACTCCCCGTGTCGCCCCAACGGCCCCTGCCGAACCGCTTTTCTGGTCATTCAATGAATCCGGGATGTCCACCGGATTCTCCAGCTTTGACGGCACAACCAAGGTGGCCGAAGATCAGCTCCGCTACTCGTATCTTGACGGCGAGATCAAGACGTCGGGTCAAGAGGTCATTAACCCCGTGGGGACAATAGACGGCGAGGGAGGAAGCAAATCGGGCCGAAATAACGATGTAACATCCCGGATGGAATCCATGCAGGCCATGCGTGAAGCCGAATTCAACCCTACGGCTCGTAAATAAGTAAACTAATTTACAGATTTCTTGTATTAATATACAATGTCGGCTACCGCTTCTACCTATCTCAAGAGTTTCTTCCACCAGCTGTCGGAGGTCGTCGGCGAGCTCGCTGAAATGTTCCCCGATGACCAAGATTTCAAGGTGTTCCAGACCTATATCTCCATGCTCCAGCGCACCAATCCTAGCATGGTCATTGATTCGTTCCATGAGTATGTGACGCTCAAGTATGACGAAAAGATTACGGCTCGTGATGAGTCGTTCTTCCTGACATATGTTACAGCGGAGTATACCGATACTCCCGATATTGTGGCAAAAATTAGGAGTTGCTGGGACGTTCTGTCTGAACCCAGTAAGCAGGCAATCTGGCAGTATATTTATATTTTGAAGGAACTCACCAAGCGGTACAAGAGCGCATCTGATTAGTTGAACTCGGTGCAGTGCCAGGCATATGGCGAGGTGATCGTCTCGTCATACACCCAATTGGGATTCGAATCTTGGAGAACAGGTGCCAGAGGAGGCATATCCGCAGTCTCCAGCTCCGTGATCCGCTTCTCCATGCTATGGACCATATCCTCCAAAGCCTTCACACGAGGAATGAGATTGTTGATATAATACTCCGACCGCTCGGCGTCATCCTGAAGATTCATAAGAACCCTTGCAGCCCGCTCCTCCTGCGTCGGCTCCTGCTCCTTACAAGGGCACCCATCATAACACTCGTCGACCTCCCTCATCCGCTCGACATACTCGTTCCGACGCTTCTTCTGATCCTCGAACTCCAGGAACCGCTCTAGACGCTGACGACGAGACTCCAGTGTCCCCGACGTCCTGGAATGGCGGGCAAGCAGTTCGGCATTGATCTGAGACTCGGTGAGATTGTTGACGTTCATCTTTGTATGACCTAAAACACCGTAAAACCCTCGTGATCCGTTTTAACGAAAACGAATCATGATTGTTGGTGAGACAGGGACAGCATACTGCCAGAATGTCCCCCGTTGCCCCTCTGTTCTTCGTGTTTACTATTCGTGATAACGATATCCTGAACTGCCGCATGGCTACCTATTCTCGCCAGAAGGCCGAGGACGAGTGTCTCCTCGCCCTCAGGGGGAATGACGATGATAACTGGGTCCGTATCGTATCCTTCCCCTGTACGTTCTACACTGGGACCCGTGTGTGGGTATCCCTGGAGGACAATGAGGATGCGACGGATGTCGAGATCGTGTCGGTCGAAGATCAGGAGGAACTGATTTCCCAAGGTGCAGGATGGGTGGATGATGTCGTGATTGTTTAATTGATCAAGATGTCAAGTAGCAGTAGCTGATTGAGATGTACCCGTCGGATCCCGCACCCCCCCTTGGAGCGGTCGTTGAACCGCTTGATCCAGACGAAGATGGTGCTCCTCCGCCGCCGCCGTTGCCAAATCCGGTAGCATTATTTCCAGGTGTATCGGAAGTGGGCTGGGCGGCACCGCCTCCAGGACCTCCACCTTTTCCACCTGTAGTTGCGTTAGGGTAGATTCCCTGTCGAATGTCACCATTGCTTCCAGGAGTGACAACATAGTTGCCCAGCGGAACAGGAGTTATATTGGGATTTGTTGCGAATGAACTTCCCCAGCCGCCAGTTCCACCCCCTCCGCCATTGATGTTGCCGGCGCCGCCGCCAGTTCCACCATTGCCATAGGATTCGTTTGTGGTTAACCGCCCGCCAGCGGCACCACTGCCACCGTTTCCTCCACCTCCACCTCCACCTCCGCCTGCCCAGGCTATAGTTTGGACCGAGTTACTTGTGATCTGGATATAGGACACTTGACCTCCTATCGAGCCACCTCCGTATAATCCTCCAGTCCCCGCCTTTCCTGGAACTAGTGTTATTGAGGACGACTGCTGAACGGGGCCAGTTCCCCCGGTAAACAACAGGGTTCCTCCTTGGGCACCACCGCCTCCACCCTGCCGGCCGTTAGTATTGCCTCCGAGCGCATACCCTCCTCCACCACCTCCGCCACCACCTCCAATAATCGACATGGCTGTAATAATGAATTGCGATGGTATACTCCGTGTTACAGTTAGACCCGGCGCAATAAATCCATCTATCCTGTTTGTTACGCTTACAACCGAATATGTGCTCAGAAGATTATTCGAAAAAGCTGCTACGCCAATTATGATATTGCTTCCTGGAAGAAGAGGGAAGATATATGGAACCTCGTTTATGTTTGGAATTGTTGTGCCTGCGTAGGATATCGTATAGGAATTACCGCTCACGATGTTCCACGAGAGATTTATGCTGGAAGATGCAGCAGCGTAACCTGTTACGAGCAGTCCGGTAGGAGGCAATGGTGGGGTAACATTTGACGAAGTACTCGACGGACTTAAGATTGCTCCAAACACTCTTTGTACTGCAATTGTTGTTGGAGTCGTTCCTGAATTAGGAATCTGCTGCGAAGTTCCCGTCAGATTACTGGCAACCACTGTTCCATTTGAAATGATATTGAATGTTGAGGTAGTACTACTTCCAGCAAGCGTCGGAGCCGACCACGTTACTTTTATCTTTTTACCATCGTCTTGTCCACCAAGGGACGTTATAGTCGGAGCACGAAGTAGAGCTGTAAGTGCGGCGGAAGTTTTTTGTGCGGCAGCGTTTGATCCAATGGATGCTACATATGTCCCTGGCAGGATATCAACATCTCCCGCAGATATGACGAACCCCCTTTGAGAAGAAGCGACGCCCGTCGTATAACTGGTTATAGTCGGCAATGTATTATAGTCCGCCGGCACCGAGATGAACGTTACACCAGCAGCATCAAATGTAGCAGTCGAATCTACAATAAAGTATCCTCGGAGAAATCCACCCTGTGTGCCATATCCAGACGTATAAGGCGAAGAAAAACTTACGGGACCACTCGTCTGTGGAAACACGGGAGGACCCGGTGATGGTGTATCAAAGGCAAAGACGCTTGGCCCAGGAATATTCTTGAAGTATGGCGTAATTTGGTATCCCGTCGACCCGACAGTGACAAATCCACTTGTAGACGCAGCCGTTGTTGATATGGATATGGTTGTTGTGGTGGGTGTTGTAGTTGCAACATACTGAAGAGACTGTAATTTTGAGTTGCTTCCTACGACAGTTATATTAAATCCGTTTGAAGGTATTGCTGAACCCGTGAATGCTGTAGCACTAAATCGTGTTTCCGGGAGCCACGATCGACCAAAATTGTAGGATATGTATGCGCTCGGAGTTGCCGTTCCTTGGACTAAAGCGGTCTGTATATCTCCAGTATACGAACATGCACATAAGTATGACCCCCCGCTGACATTGGGTAGTCCCACTGGATTTCCGGGGAATACACTCTGCCAATTGTAATTTGTAGGATCTCGTCGTAATGCAGTTGGGTAACCATTTCCTCCGATCAACACATATGTTCCATTCGAATTCGGAGAAATACTGTAAAATACACTATTATTTTCCATCTGTGTCCAAAACGTTCCGCCTGTTGTGCTGTAAATGGGGTTTCCGTTTCCTGCGGCAAATACCATCGTCCCATCCCCCGACCACGCAATTGATTTCCACCCAGTCTGGGGCACACCTTGTCCGCTCGTAAACGCCGGACTTGGTAGAGTTAACTGCGAGGTGGGAATAGAATACACGTAACCGTATCCCTGCCCCACAACCAGCTTGGATCCGTCGGGCGAAAACCCTGCCGAACTTATATTGGATGTCAATGTATTTCCTACCTGAAACCATGGTGATCCTACTACGTTTGAAGTTACCCAAAGACCGCTTGTTGCCGTGAGGAGAGCTCCCCATGTTCCGTTGCCTGCAAGAGTTATACCGGTTGCAGTAGCTCCAACAAGACCAGCAGTGAATTGACTCGCCCATGTCGTGCCTCCATTCGTACTGAAATAGATATTCGACCCGTTGGTCAGTGAATTGGCCGCTACGACTACATTTCCAGACGCCCCTATCGCCACCCCCACCCAATTTGTCGTTGGATTATTGCTGTATATTACCCCTGCTAAGTTGGTCGACACAACTCTGAATGAATCGGCAGGTGGAACGCACTGGTAGAGTTTGAGTTTGTATTGCGTTACGTAATTGGTTGTAATCTGGACAGAACCAGCTACTCCAGGGAAACCGACAGCTCCTCCAAAAGCGCCGCCGCCAAAGCCGGTGCTAGTATAAGAAGTTGGCGCCAAACCACTATACCCTGCAGCACCTGGTGCGCCCGCATATCCGTAGTTGCGGTCCACAGGCCCGCCTCCTTGTCCACCTAAATATGGTTGGGTAGGCCCGTCTGTACGATTTGAAAGATATCCACCTCCATCATACCCGTAGTTGGGGAAGTCGGGGTTAGGACCGCCCCCAAAAGGATACCCACCTCCGCCTCCACCGCCGGCCATAACCGTTGTGACTATATTCGTTGCTGTTGTGTTTTGATACCTAATCGAACTGTAACTTCCACCTCCGGCGGGATTGATATTCACACTCACGCTGACCCGCATAATTTGATTAGACCCTGCAAAAGTGGCTATAGCCTTACCTCCAACACCTCCTGGAGCGAAGACCTGGCCGGGCCAGACGCCGCCTGGACCTCCAGTTCCTGTTACCACAGCAGTGAATGGAGTATTCGCCGGTACTTCAAAGTAACCATCTCCATAAAAGTTCGCACTATCGCCAGTTAGTAACTCAGGGTCCAGTCCTAGATTGGTGCTTCCCGGAATCAGGAGGGAAATCACAACTGGAGCCGGTTCACTACAAAGTCCAGAGAGGACACCGTAGAGGTTGAAGGTATAGATTTGTCCGGGCGTATTTCCAAATATAGGTGCGATCGGCGGGCTGATACTACCAGTATAATTTAGAATATTGGATTGGAGAATAGTCCCAGACCCATTTGTCAATGTAAACGTTTGGAAGTCGTTCGACGTGTTCCCTGAAGCTGAAAACGTAATTGTTCCTCCCGAATTATTCGCCTTGAAGTTTGATGGCTGAGGACAGAATAGAGTGACATTTGACGAACTCGTGATTTCTGACGATGGGATGCCTCCATTTACTGAATATATCGAGAACCGGTATGTCGTGTTTATAATACCAGGCACGGAGAACGGGGAAGGAGAGCTCAATATATTGCTATTGTAATCCCCCGTCGTCAAGTTTGTAATGAAGTATTCTGGCACTCCTGGTGCAGGGGTCCATGCGTTGGAAAGAATGAATCCTCGGAATGATGTATTGAGTCCTGTGGGCGCAGCTACAGTCGTGTTCAGAGCGATGGAGGCGACGGCAGTTAGTCCATTACTCGAGCTTTCAATTTGAAGGTTGTATGTCGTGTAGTTCGCAATAGTGAAGGATATAGATATCGCCGACGTATAGATAGAGCTGGCAAGCGATGCCGTCGTCAGTGTTAGCTGAACCCTGCCGTCCGTGCCAGGAGGACTTCCACCACCCACGATTGGTTGTGCTCCTCCTCCAGCGGATCCAGAACCAGGGAGCTGAATTCCACCGCCATCGGGAACACCGTTTCGGACAAACCCGTCTCCTGAAACCGTATATCCACCGCCTCCACCTGCATCAAGAATCAGGTACGGATTTCCTGGGTTCGGAACATATACCGTAGAGTTCCCTCCTCCCGCCCCTGCAGCGCCGACTTTTACGACAATCGTTGTCCCTGGAGTTACCGCATATGTATTCGATATGAATCCACCTGCAGCAACTGATCCTCCTGCCCCCGATGCCCTTGCTAGAACCCCTTCTGTAGCCAGTGTCGTGACGCTGTAAACTCCAGGACTGCTGAATGTCTCTGTCCGAACCGCCAGATTTGCCTTATTGCCGAGAGTGTAACCATTCGAGTCAAAGATACGATACGGCGCATTCGGACCATTTGATAAAGGTGCGTTCCATGTGAGTGTTGCTATCATTCCATTCACCGATACTGCCGGAGACGTAACCGGTTTTACTCCCAAGAAAATGGCTCCGGGTGCGGTATAAGCGCTCATAATACCATTATGACTGGCTGAAACTGCAAAATTGTAATAGTTGTAAAGGTTTGCTTCTGCTATTTGTACGTATATCTGGGTATCTGTCGGAGCAGCAGACAGTGTCGCTGTATACCTCCCGCATAAGTCTACGATAGAATACCCACCGTTCGGAGGTATACTTGTCAGCACCGTGGGATTTTCGGGCAGATACACACTCTGCGACGCCGTCTGCCAAGTGACGATAATTATTGGACCTGTCGTTGCCTGTGTGACAGATGGGGGTGCAGTCGTTGTCAGCGAAATCTGGTTTGCGGCAGTGGATGAGCTGGATATTCCGTAGTAGTTGGCAACAATAGAATACGTATATTTCCCTCCTAGTCCAGGGTTAATACCGGTTACAGATTGAGTGCTTGCTGTGGACTGAGCAGATGTTCTAGTCACGTTTCCACTCTGATCAACAATTGTCCAAGTATACGGCGGCGTGGTTGTAGGTGTGATTCCGTCGTATTGCTGCGGTGTTTTCCATGAGAGTGTGACGTTTCCGCCAGTATATGTTGCTGAAAGGGTAGACACTGGAACTGTTGCCAACGTGAATATCCCAGTAATCGCGTTGCTTCTGCCCGAATATAGATTGCTATTCAGTGCTTGGACCGCAATGTTATAAGTGCTACCCAGTGTGGCTCCCGTCCAGGTATACGTGTTTTGGTAGATATTCGATGCTATGACTACTCCGCTGCACAGATCCGATAGCGTATATCCGTCTGTCGGAAGTGATGGCGGATTTGTGATAGAGAATGCTATACTTTTTCCGTCTGAAAGAGATGTTAGTGATGATCCGCTTCCACCGAAACTATAAGCGCCGATCGCACTCTGTATGGTAATGCCTCCAATCGATGTAACAGTAAACGATGCATTGTATGTTACTCCTATCCCAGATAACGTAATCACAATTGGTCGTTGGTTGGCGATGTTAAGCGCAGTCACGAACTGAGAATATACTGCTGAATTCATAATATTTGATCCAATCGTAATCTTTGGACCCCCGCTACCTCCAATAGATAGTCCACTCACGGTCGACGTCCCAGTGACCGATAGTGTATATGTGATATTCGAAGGGTATGCGGGCTGGAATGCTGATCCCCACGACAGAGTTACAGAGGTGAGTGTGCGTCCATACCTTAGGGTCGTTGGTGGGTTCGTAAACACATACGCAGATGGAGATGTAATGGCTGCGCTGGACACTCCGTTGATCAGAGAATATACACGTATTTTTGAAGTGCTTCCGTAGTCAAGGGAAATTTGGCCGGTTGTTAAGCTGCCGTTGCTTATATACGTTCCACCATTCACCGAATAGTAATACGAAACATCGGAAGTCGCAGATTGCCCCCATGCGATTGTCGCTGGGACCGGGCTGGGAGTAGGAGTATATATGATACGGACAAAGCCCGACTGACCCGCAGGGCTTCCTCCACCTGTCGTGACGACGCTTCCTGACGGACCATCTCCGCTTCCTGAAGTCGCAGCAGTTGTTGCAGTCCCACCGATTCCTCCTCCAACTTGATTAAAGTTATTACCTCCGCCATGCCCGCCTATCGTATTTCCGTCTGTGCCACCTAAATTAGACAGAAGGTTGGGATCTGTAGAACTGCCCCATGGAGAGCCACCGTATCCGCCGCCGTTGGGCCAACCGCCGCCGTCACCCATGCCGCCTCCACCTCCTCCCGCAAAAACAAGTAGATCGTTAATACTCACAGCAGATCCTGCTCCTCCTCCTCCTGCTCCTAATCCGAGGCCCACTCCTTGACCTCCTCCTCCTCCTCCAACGATGTAGTAAATGTAAGTCCCTGAAGAAATATTAGAAAATGTATAGGTCACGAGTCCTCCAGCTCCCCCAGCTGGTCCTCCCCCAGTCCCCCCGCCGCCTCCAGCAACCGTGACAGTATAATTTCCAGCCTTCGTGGTCTTAAATGGACTATTCGGCTGTGAGCCCTGGGGATAGGTTACGTATACCACTTGTTCGGAGATCCCCCGAAGATCTAGAACAGTAATAGAGGGTGTTGCTGTCAGAGTAATTGTAGGATTCAGAGGAGGAGCTGGCGGAACTACAAATCCACTTTCCGGAAACAGATTCCCAATTACTTGGTTTTTGATCGCATAGATGTTTGCATAATACGTGTTCCCTGTCTGGACATTCACAACAAAGGACGAGACCGTCATCACCGTAGTCGATCTGTATCCCGCACAACTGATTGTCACATATCCATTTTGACCCACGCTGGGATCGAAAGCGACGAGCACGTTGGAACTGTTCAGCCCATAAGTTCCGCCAGCCCCACCAGCGCTGCCACCTCCGAATGTAACATCTCCAGAAGGGCCGCCGTAGGCGACGCCCCCGGAGTTGCCGCCATACGGGTCCTCTCCTGGGAAACCATTCTGACCATGTGGCTGTCCTCCACCAGCACCTCCCCCTGCTGTAATTCGAAAGTTACTGACTTCCACGTATGAAACATTTCCGCCCAATCCTCCACCTTCTTCGCCCACCTTGGCGGTGCCTCCGCCATATCCTACTTGATAGCTGACAATGGAATCTGCTGAAACGTTGGTGTATGTATACTTGACAAGCCCGCCGGCGCTACCGAAGAAGCCGGCCTGTGGTTGTTGGCCAATTGTCGCTCCACCGCCGCCGCCGCCGCCAGGGCCCTCTGGAGGAATGTATGCTGATCCACCGCCTCCTCCTCCTCCTGCAACAATAACGTCTACATTTCCTGAACTAATAGTTCTGAAGTCCGTCTGCTGACCTACTAGTGCGACCGGATTATCAAACGTCACGAGGATATTCACCGGTCTAGGCTGACTCGATACGCTGATGTAATAGGATGTATCTGCCCAGAGACCCGTGACTCCCGCACATCCAGTGAAGATGACTACCTGTAGTGATACTGTTCGAGTTAACGGATTTCCTAGAATACTATACGACACGTAAGGTGCTACGGGAGGGCGTGGACCACCCGCATTGAACGTTCGCAGATCTGACCACCCACCTCCATACGAAATCCCGTTTGTGATCGTGTATCCTGAAAAGGTGTAATCTGATAAAGCAGTAAGACCCGTCAACACACCAGTATACGTGCTTGAAATGGTATTGTATGGGATTGTAACGGACCCGGTGGTCGTTGCACCGGAAAATGAAAACACATACGTATCCGGATTCACTCCTCCCAGCTTGGAGGCAGTGTTTGCGGCAGATACCGATACATACGCAGTGGTATTGCTTAGAACAATTGTTGGCTGTCCGTTGGGTGTGAGAGAACCGACATAGTAATTATACGAAGAGAGGGTGCTATACACTTGATTGGTATACGCACAGATCGTGAATGTATACGATGTTCCAAGCGACAAGTTTGCCAGAGTATACGTCGGGCCACCCGTCGTGTTCGTATACTGCGATTGGGTATTTGTTTTTGTTGTAGTATACGATGCTACCCCGCTGGTGCTCAAGAATACGTCTGTCACCGGGATGTATGGCAGTAACGACAACGCTGTGCTCAGGGTCGCATACGCTTTTTGGGTATTGTTGTATCCGAAGCTTGGGACCAAACTCGGAGGACTCGGGCGACCAGGGTAGACAACGGTCGATAACTGGCTGGGGGCACTGCTGATTCCTTGGGCATACGCCGTTACAAAAAACGAGTATGCGGATCCAGTTACGCAGGATCCAAACACATACGCAGATGCCGTGGTTGTACCGCTGATCGTGCGACCGTAATTGTCCGTGACCTCGTAGTATTGCGGAGGAACCGTTGTCGATGGCGGGGATGTGAATGTTACGACGGCACTCACATTATTTGTGACAACCGACGGAGTTCCGGGTGCACCGACATACAGGTTGATGATAACAGACGCACTTGGGCTGATAAGCGTATCGCCGCCAAGAGACTGGGCATCGTAGCGGTACGTCCCTCCCGTGAACGGCCCTACCCCCGAACACCACGTGAATTGTAAAGACTGTGCTGGATTAAAGAGTGCTGTTGGTTTCGTCGTAAGGATTGTTCCATACGTCTTTTTTGTTGAGGGTCCATCTACGAAAGAAGTGACAGGGAAGACCAGTGACGAAGTAGATTGTATAAGCTTGAGCGTAACTAGATTCGTATAAGCGTTGATCGCCAGAGAGTTGTCAAG